GTAGCATTCAAAGAAGCAGTTGATTACAAAAATAGTACTGGATTGATGGAAATCAATGATAATATTTTCTTTTTAAATTATCCTCAGTATATAAAAGATATGGCACAAGGTGCAGTGATATGGGAAGTTACTGAAGTCAAGAGTGTGTTCAGTAGCGGAACATTCAGTCAAACATTATCATTGATAGGTACTGCGTTCGATGCAGGTGCCGAATCTCCTGCAGGTTCACAAACAGCAGATCCAGTTGGCGGCGAATCAAATTCTGACCCGGATGCACTAGAAAATCTAGAAACAGAACCACTAGAACCATTAAACCCTAGAGACTAGAGAGGACTAATACATGGCAGAAGACATAATCAAGCCGAAAGGCTCGCTAAAGCGCAGTAGCCCTGATTCGGGCGGCGCCAATCCACGTCTGACGCCTGTATTAGCAATAGTCAAAGATAATGTTGACCCTAAACGCATGGGTCAGATAATGGTATATATTACTGACAACAGCGGCTTAGATCCTGAAAATAAAGACAACTGGAGACCGGTAAGATTCTTAAGTCCTTTCTTTGGTTTCACAAGACCCGATGCTAGCAATGATGATTTAGGTACATATAAGACTAATCCAAGCAGTTATGGTATGTGGATGAGTCCACCTGACATAGGCACTACTGTATTATGTGTGTTCGTAGATGGTGACATGAACTATGGTTATTACATAGGTTGTGTACCAGAACCAGAAGCATTGCAAATGGTTCCCGCTATAGGCGCTACAGATAATATCATACCAAACGAAGGTGAAGCGCAAAGTTACGGTGGTGCTTTAAGATTACCGGTCACCAACATCAATACAAATAACAAAGGTGTAGCAGACAGTAGTGAATACTTGACCGCACCTAAGCCTATACACAGTTATACATCCGCGATCATGTTTCAGCAGGGGATATTACGTGATCCAGTACGAGGACCTATCGGTTCAAGTTCACAACGCGAGACTCCTTCAAGAGTTGGGTGGGGCATAAGTACACCAGGCAGACCTATCTATGAAGGTGGATTTGATGATAAGACCATTGCAGACAACTTAAAAGGTGATAAGGCTGCTCAATTACGAGTAGTAGCACGTAGAGGTGGTCACAGCATCGTCATGGATGACGGTGATATCATTGGACGTGATCAATTGGTAAGAATACGTACATCGTTAGGTCATCAGATATTGATGAGTGATGATGGTCAAGTATTGATGATACTTCATAGTAATGGTCAAAGTTATATTGAATTAGGTAAAGAGGGCACAGTAGATATCTATTCTACTAATAGTATCAACTTGCGCACACAAGGTGACTTAAACTTACACGCAGACAACAACGTAAACATACATGCCACTAAGAATCTAAATCTACAAGGTGAGAATATACAATTCAATAGTGAAAAAGAATTCAAAGGTCGAGTTGGAACAGATTATGGTGTGTTTACTCAAGGTAAACATTTGACGAAAGTTGCTGGTGCTATGAGCATGGAAAGCGGTGGTGATATTAGCATGGCAAGTAGTGCTATCGCTTATGTAAATGGAAGTAAAGTTAATCTTAATTCGGGTCAGACAGGTACTAAGCCACAAGAAGTTCCTGCTATCGATAAGATATTACATACAGACACATTGTTCGATCAGCAAAAAGGATTCTTGGCAGCACCGGGTAAATTAGTAAGCATCACTAGTCGCGCTCCAGCACACGCACCGTGGTCTAATGCAGGTCAAGGTGTAGACGTTAAAACAGATGTGACTGCTGATGGCAATTTACCGGCAGCACCTCCTGCTAGCATACAAAACACAAATCAGGCAGCGGCGGCAGCCTTAGACAACCCAGTAAGCGCGGCTACGGCAGCATCAGTGCCTAGCATACCGGCTGCTACTAAGGCTCTAAACTCTGATGTCACAAGTGCCATAGCAGGATCGGTAGCACAGCAAGCATCTGTAGGACCGTTGGCAAGTGCAGTAACACAAGGTACCGCGATAGGACAAACAGCACAAGGTGTTCAGGCTGCTGTTGGTAAATATGCATTGACAGCAACTCAACTTGAGCAAGCGGGAACTATCAAGCCCGGAAGCGCGGCATTAGTTAATTCATTGGCTCAGTCTACTGGAAATGTTTCTAAATCATTGACACAGAATTTGTTTACTGGTCAAGAAGGTGCGCAGTCATTGCCACAATTGATATCAAGCGTTCCTGCACAAGGTGCGTCATTGAGTAAGACATTACAGCAGGCTCAAACATCATTGCAATCAGCAGGTGCTATAAGCGGTGCCGAGACCGCTAGCCAGATAGGTGGCATGGTTCTTGCCACAACTAAAAACGGATTAAACTCTACATTAGATGCAGTCAAATCATTAGGCAATCCAGGAGCAGCCATTGCCGGAGTTACCGGAGAAGTAGATGGAGTAATCAAAGATATTGCGTCTGGTAATTTTGCATCAGGTATAGGCGACGGCTTAGATGGGGCTTTAAGTGGAATACAGAACTCAGTAGATGCACTCATCAAGTCACCCAGCCTTGATGCTGTAATTGATCAAGCCAAAGGTGTAGCCGCATCTGCATTCAGCGCAATCAAAGCCTCATTCAAGCCATTAGAAGCAGGTGTGCCGCAGAATCTTACTGAGATTGCTAAAAAATCGGCCGAAGGTACTATGGCTGCCTCAGAATCAAGCATCAATGAGATAGCATCACAAACAGGTACTTCTATTTTAGGTCAAGGCGGACTAGTTGATGCGGTAGGCGGCGCAGCCGGAGGTCTGTTAAATCAAGCAAAATCTATATTGCCCAATGCAGGTAGTGTTGCTGACAGTTTAGTGAAAGCCAGCACTATTTTAGGTTCGGTAACTGGCAACAACGCTTTAGCATCAGTCACTGGTAAGTTATCGGCTGTGTCAAAAACTGCAACTACAGTAGCCACTGCATTTGCTAGCCCGTCATCATTATCATCTTCTTTGACATCGGCACAAGGTTTAGCACAGACAGCAAGTAATATTAAATCAGGATTGATATCAACAGTCAACTCCTCAGTAGCAAGTGGTTTGTCTAAACTGCCTGGTGGACAAGGAATGGCTTCTGCTGTGACTAATCTAGCCGCTGGGGCATTACCAAGTTTACCGGGTACTGGAACATTGAAGGATGCTATAACAGGATCGTTTAACAAAGCATTGACTGGGGTAGATAATCTCACAAAAGATGCATCAGACTTATTAAGCAAAGCAACAAGTTCAGGAGATGGACTAAAGGGTCTATTATCTGCTGGTCTACCTGCAGGCGCCGCCAGCGAGTTGCAAAGCGCAATGTCTTCATTAGCAAGTCCTGGGTCGGGAATAAAGATACCTAGTGTTGGATTTAACACTACGGATAGAAGCACTATAACAGAGGCTGTAACAAGTCAATTGGGTGATCCTGGAATACCGACACCTACATTCGGTGAAATCGATGAAGCCGCAGAAGGCACTATCGATGATATCGAACAACAGGGAAGAGATTATATCGCTGAATCAGATATATTGACAAAAGAAAGATCAGCGGCTGAAGCAAACATTGAAGCGAAACTAGATGCATACCTAACTACGCAGTTTAACTATCCGGCTGGCGACCCTGCGATAGATGAAGCAAGAGATGAGTATTACGCTGCCATCGAAGAATGGGAAACAATAATAGCACAAATTGACGATTTACCTAACCAATATCCTGCTATAGCATCTGCTATAGCATCATCTACAACTCCTAACGTAGCAGATGGAGATAGTGCTACTGGTATAGGGGCAGCCACATAAAGTAACTAAATACTAATATGTCACAATATGTAGGATTCAGCACTATAGGCGCAAATCAGCCTAAAACAACTAATGCGCCCACCGGCACAGGTGGCGGTGTGGGTTCTATGATAAACCCCATCAATCCAGGTAAAAAGTTTAAATTAACCGATGAAAATTTAGTTATCAGAGATTTTATAAATGCTTTGAACATACGCCAAGGAGAAAAGGTTGGACAACCTAGTTATGGTACTACATTATGGAATTTTGTATTCGAACCTAACACTCCTGACATGCAATTTGCATTAGATAACGAAATCAGACGAGTGGCCAGTCAAGATCCTAGAATATTAATAGATTATGTAAAAGCATACCCTCAAGAAAATGGCATATTGATGGAAGTTCAGATAGGCGTACAACCTTTTAATCAGGCTCTTTTACTCAGCGTCTTTTTCGACAGCAGTACTAATCAAGC